AATAAACCATTTTACAATTATCACCATGCATCACACCAATTGCACTTCTTGTAGCCATTTTGTTTCCTTTAGTTAACTGTTTAAGATTCTATTATATACCCAAATTGATTTTTTGTCAAGCCTTTTGCTTGGCTTCTATCATTTCAGACAGGATGAACTTGGCAATATTCATCAATTTACGGCTACTGTCATTCTGACCCATAGCCAATAGTTCCTGAGCATCAGACAGGATGCTCATCACAACCATTTCAATACCTGACATTTTTGCGGTAATACTTTTAATGTACTGCTCACGGATATTTTGTTCGGTGATACCATAGCACTTTTTTTCAAACTCGGTCATGTGAACTCCTTTAATTAACTGTCTAAGATTCTATTATATACCCAAAATGAATTAATGTCAACCTTCATTGTTGCGTTTTTGCAACACATTTTTACAGTAGTTTTTTACATACTCACCAGCTAATTCCCATTGCACATCATCACGCTCCTCAGGCATCTCTAAGTACTCGTATTTGATGATTTGTATAATACTCAAACAATCAATTTTATCTTGTTTGTCAGAAAGACTTCTTACAATCGTATTCAATTCATCATGCGATTGGCATGACCAAACTAGATTGGCTAATATTTGTTGCCTAATATTCAATCCTTCAATCTTGACCATGTTGTAATTTTTCCTCTAATTGATTAATAGTTACTCGTAATTTAAAAATATCACTATATTGTTGGCTGATAAGTTGTTGATTCGCATCTAGCCAAATATTTTGATTTTCTACCACACGCTTTAAATGTAAAATTTGGTCTTGTTGAATGAATCCTATGATTCCTATAGCACCGAGCATTAATAAAAATACTACCATTTATAATACCACCTGATCCTCTAACACACTTTGAATAGCATATAGTATTGTTTCTTCGTTGACTCCTAATTTAGGATCAATGTATTGTTCTAATGATTCCAGTACCAATAATGCGTCCTCATTGGTAAGACTAGCATTTATTTCTTTGCCATACTCAATTATATCATCTATTGTAAAAACTTGAGTAAGTGTTAGTATACCGTTGACTAATAAAAATTTACTTTGTGACATATTATCCTTGATTCTTAAATTAAATTAACTTGAAAGTCTACCATTTTAGGGACCATTTTGTAATCGTATGCACGAATTTGTCCGCCATAACCCCGAATCTTTTCACGGGCAATCACTTCAAGTGCATTCCAAACCGCAACACATTGTTCGGTGAATACCATTTCAGTAGCACCTTGTACAGTTGTATAGAATCCTACACCGTTAACGATAACACGGACTCGTTGACTGTTATTGAGACCTGAAATGATTTGTTTTCTACGCATTTGTTACTCCGTTTTGTTACTGTCTAAGATTCTATTATATACCCAAAATGAATTATTGTCAAGTTTTGGGTGTTGTTTTTACGCAACAAAATCGTATGCGTATTCAGTATCGGATACATGAGACATTTTGACTTTGTTTTCAAAAACCAAACTCAATTCCTCAAAAATTTCTTGGGCTTGATCCGGGGTACAATCTAAAAAAAGAGTACCTTCATAAAAGTAAGATGGAATATTGGGGACACTCATTTCAACTCGTTGTTTAACTAATTGCTCAAACATATCTACTCCTTTAATCAATCTAAGTCTCTATTATAGACCCAAAATGATTTATTGTCAAATAATGGACAAAAAAGGTGTTACATTTCTGCAACACCTTTATAACTTAAAAGTAGTACTAAAGTATTACTTTTTTGTACTAGTTCCTTGATTTACAAAACCATACATTTTTTCCGCAGCCTCTAAAATCTTTTCCATACCAGGAAACTCTGGCATTGATACTGTACTTACGATTTGCCCGGTCTTCTGATCTTTTTGAGCAGACAATTGCCAACCGGCAACTTTTAGATTGTAATCTTGCATTACGATATCTTTAGCCATACCTAAAATATCTGTACGTAGTTCATAGCCGTTTTTGTTAAATTTTACTTCTGGCAATTTTGGTGTGTTGTATTCTGACATTGATTGTCTCCTGTGTGTTGAAAATTATATTATATTACTCTTTTATGAATAATTAAAGTGTTTTGGACAACAATGATGTCCAGGGATTTTTAAATCTTTTTCCCATATAATCTAGTATTGCTAGATTATCTTCTGTAGCCGACGCCACATAAGTAGAAAGACTTGGATGATCTAAATGTATGTCTGCTAATGTTTCTCCCACTTCTGTTTCAATATGAATACCATACTTTATACATAAATGTTTGATAACACTATTTGTAGATAAACAAACCATACATCCTTTTAGTATGCCATGTGTGCGACAATGTAGTATACATCGTTTCATTAACAAGTTACCAAGACCCTTACCCTGATGTTCTTTAAGAACACTAAAGGCAAGTTCCATTTCTTTACCCTCTGTTGAAATATGCCCTACTGCTATAAAATCTAAGTTACTATCTTCTATAACATATAGGACATGTTCAGTAGGATTTCTTTCAAACTTATCACAAAGTGTGTCAATTACTTCATCACTAATAGAGACACCAAACCTAAGATGTTTAGAATTACTATCTAAATCTTTTAAATGCTTGCGATACTTTGAATATTCGTAGGGTAGTGCCCTACGAATTGTTTGTAAAGGCATTAGCTACCTCTGATACCAGTTTCAAACATATGATGTTTAGCTATCTTTGCACTTTCAATAGATTCTTTCAAAAATGCAAAAATTTTAACAGTTACTCTTTTCACAAATTCAAACTTTGGTGTTGTTTGTGTAACTGATGAACTGTTTGTTGTTTCAACTGTTTTGTATTCATATTGTCTCATCCAATATTCAGCTTCTGCAACTGTTTGTGGACGTTTACTTTCCACATACACTTCCATACCACTTTTATTATGCTCGTTAATAGAATTTAATATTGGTCTAGACAATTCTGTAATTAATAATAAAAACATATTACTTACCTTTCTTACCTAATAATATACTTAGGTTTTCTTGGAATACATCAACTGTTTCAGTATATAGTGTTTTGCCCATGAATAATGATGCGATTTGAGTATTAACTTTGGTAAAAGTCTCTACTGCATCTTTTGTATATTGAGTTTGAGTTTTGATAAACTCGTTAAGAGGAGTCTTTAAACTCTCTTGTGGGACATAGAATTCTACGAATGATTTCTTTGCTGTGTCTACCATGTCAATGGTAGCATTGATTGCTGTGTTAAACATATTTTTTCTCCTGTGTGTGTTTATGTTTTGGGTTTTTATACAGAACCCATAACTGCATTTTTATTTATCTAAAAATTACTTTTTCTTAGATTTGTCTTTTTTCTCAGCAGGTTTTTTGTCTTTGCTATGATCTTTCTTTTTAGCTAGTTTCATACCATCTGGTGCTTTATGTGGCCCATTTGGTTCTTCTGCTAATACTGAAAATGATACTGAAAGTGCAAACAAACTTGCAAAAATTAAAGTGATAAATTTCATATTATCCTCCTCTTCCACTTCTACGAACTACACTAGCACCACCAAATCCTTTTGTATTAGGTTTGGGACCTTGCTTCTTTGGGGCTTTACCTAAACCAGGGTGCTCTCCTTGATTCTTCGCTTTAGCCTCATTTGCCATATTAATAAATGGATTCTTGCTTTTCTTTTCTTCTGTCATTCTCTACCTACCTTTACTGATTTTAAATAATCTTTTATACTCCCGTATAAATTAATCATCATTGAAATTTTACTATCGTAAATTCTAATGAATGGTTCTTTTTTAAGACCTTCTGATTTATTTACGCCTATATAATAGGGACATTTTAATTTCTTGTTCAGCTCTAACAAATATACCCCGGGGGTTACTATGTCTTCAGTTGATATAGGATACAAATAAAACTCTATTTTAGCATATCTAAATGCTAAGTCACCCTGATCGGTCAACCTCAGTCCACCATCGGGTCTTTGTACCATCCACCATTTCTTCATTGCATCCTGATAGTTCCAAATGCTATTGTCATTTAACTCTTTAATGACACTTTTTGTTATAAGTTCTTTATACTTATAGTTATTCATCTGGATAAACTTTTGAGCCGTTGTTCATAAACACGACACTAAACTTATCTGTCTTAAATTGATTATTTAATTTACGGCACAAATTTCGTGCATGTCCCGGATTACTGAAACTTGTCTTTTTATATTTAGGCACAGTTTCACTATCTAGGTAATGTGAACTTTTTAAGTTAATAGGCTGTCCATCATAGAATACTGCCCATATACCTGCGGCTTCAACTATCTGGTCACACTTATAACTTGTCTTGTCTACAAACTCTAACAATACCTTGGGTTGTGTTCTACTCATTACCAACGTCCTCCTTTAAATACGACCTGAATAGGTTCGTCTTTTTGGTCACGTTGGTCCAATAGTAACTTCATTATCTCGTCACGCAACTGTTTAGCTTCGGTTAATGGCATCTGAAAAGCCACTGATTGCTTGGCTTCTGTGCTATTAACCTTATCTATGAAATTTTTAATAACCTGAGTCATTATCTATTTATGCTACTATTTAACTCATCTTCGGTAGAAAAGGGGCCAATATACTCATATCTTTGCACAAAAATATACTTTGGGCAGAAAACATTAACATATTCTGCTCCCTGTTTAACTGCGAACCAACCAGCTACATGATAACATTTACTTTTTTGCTTTTTTGTAAACAAATGTAATTTTCTCTTTACATCCAATACACTATTGTAAATCTTGCCTTTTCCTGTAGGGAATATAGCAAAGGGAGGTTCTACTGGTACTTCATTTTTTCTAAACTTTTCAAATTCAATCTTTTTAAATTTTTCAATCTGTTTAGTGCTATCATAGTGTTCTAAGTTGTTTCCAATCTTTACATCAAATCCAGTACCTTGACTTTCTACGTTTCCTACTTTTTTATCGTTTTTATCCGTAACGACCCAGTATTGATTTTTGATAATCGGTTTTGCTATTAAGTTCATTTTTTAAGTTCTTCCCATACTATTTTTTTAGATAATTCTATCTTTTCTTGTTCTTCACGTTTAAGCATTTCAGGACCAACCATTTTTAAAAATATTACTATTTCTTTTTCACCAAGCTCAGTTAATTTAGAATATTCAGAACTAACATTACTGTTATAGTAACAATTTCTATCCTTGAGAATTTCTAATAATCCTCTATACACTTGTTTCTGCAACATGGTTGTCATGTAGTATCCCTTTATATGTGCTATTGAGCCACTTAGCATATGTTTCGGCTTGAGTAGATATTTTAGTAAGTTCATATTTCCCGCAGAATTTCATAAAATGTACACCTACTTGTGGTGTATGTGTTATGCGTACACCTTCTTTGATAACTTTGTCAACATTTTGTTTGATCCAGTCTGGTTGTGCAGTTAAGTCAATTAATGTACGATTACGTTCATAATCATCTTTTACACGATGCTCTATATTATCATGGTCTACCCAGCGTTGCAACATTAAATTGTTCCAATTGAAGCCTTGTTTGTTCCTATCTTCAAATGCCTCAATCAAACCAACTTTGTTCTTTGTACCTTTTTCACGTACACCTGGATATGCACTAAACACATTGTCTGATGTGTCACCACGCATACATTTTTTAAATAATAGATATTGAGTATCTTCTAACAGTTTAGGTTCTTTAGTTTTCTTGTCAACGATTATCCTACCTTTTTCGTCAAAGTAACCTTCTGGTGTGATAAGTTGGTTTGTGATTCCATTGTATTGTGAAACGCGGTCATTGATAAGCTGGATATAATCGCCATCGCTGCTAATAATAAAAATTTTGTCATTTGGGTGTAAGTGTACGAATCTTGCTATAATGTCATCAGCCTCTGATTGTGGCTCACGTAATACACTAACATTAGTTTTCTCTTTTAAGAAAGTTGTAAAGTGTTCATAAGTTTCCCAGAACAATTTATTTTCCTCAACCTCGTCTTGTGTTTGACTTTGTGTATCTACAATACGATTACGCTTGTATGGTAGATATGCATCCTTACGCCATGATCTGCCTTCTAGTGCAAACACAACGTGGTCAATATCAAATTTGCGAACAACTTGATTAACACTAGCAAGTGTTAAATGTAAAGCCATACCCACTTTTTCAAATGGATCACTATTACGTGAAGCCACGTGACGGGCACGGAAGAAAGTATTTGCGGTATCAATAAGTGCGTAGTTCATATGTGTATTATATACGTATATTTAAAAATTGTCAAGTTAAATGGTTTCCAAAAACTTATCAGGATCATCTTTGATATTTTTGAATATATTACTTGGACCAAATGGTAAGAATTCTTTTTTAATTCTAAAAATTTCCGGATAGTTAGTTTTGCATCTTTTTTCTATGATATCAACCATCTGTTGACCGTCAATATTTGATTCAAGTGTAAACCATTCTAATCTTTTTTCGAACAGTACTAATAATTGTTCCCCGTACTCATTTTTAATATGCTCCTCAAGAGAAGAAATCTCAGTTGCCTTACCGTAATAGAGATGTTCAAATGTTTGTGGTGGGTTAATACTGGGAAGTATATAGTTTTTTATCAAATAATTTCTGATATTGTTATTTTTTATATGCTTCCCAAAACCCCAATTTCTAGCTTGATGGTGTTGCAGTACATATAACCAACCACATTTCCCCGGGAGTTTGATTTTAGGCATTGTTTACAGCCTCATGCACATCAATTGAATCTAAGTAGTCATAAATATCTACTCCGGCGTAATTGAAGTCGTTAACATCATTGGTTAATGGATGCATTCCACCTAATCGTTGATAAATTTTCAACACAATAGCTAAAGCACAATTTGTTGATTTGAGTTTATGATCTTTGATGTTTGGATATGCAACCTCATGCCATGCAACGTGTGCATTTTCTGTTTCCTTACGCAAGGTAGATAAATCGGTAAAACATTTTTTGATAACTGCATGAAAATTATCTAAAAATTCGTCCCATTGAGAACCAGTTGTAGGGATGCTTTTTTTAGCAAATCCATCATATAAATGACCATACAAACCAAATGCCGCACTATCAAGTTTTGTACCATGCCAATATTTTTTATGCGTAGCGAGAATAAAGGTTAATGTTTTATGATTCCAGTTATAAATTGCGTCAATACGATCTAATGTACCTGCCTTACCCTTTTGTGAATCACTTGCACTTACTGGTATGGCTTCATATTTTTCACAAATGCTGTGACGTTTTTCAGCATCAACGTATGCTTTATCAGTGGAACCATGTTGACGAACACCTGCAACTTTAATTCTATGAAAATCAAATGCAGACCATTTCTTTTGGCCTTTACCATTTCTGTGATAGGCTGCCTCGTTAGCAAATGCAACATCACTATTGTTTATAATAAAGAATGGATATTCCATATCTTCCCATTTACTAGAATCTACACCTTCCCATAAACCATGTTTAGCAAAAAGACCTACTAAATTAATACCATGCATAGTATCAAAGTTAGGATTAGATTTTTTATCAGGACTTACTGTAACAAAAACAGGACTCAATAATTCTTCTTTGCAATTCTCTCCGATATCAGCAATATGTTTAGGAATAACTAAACGTTGTGTTTCTTCTAAAAATGTCACCGTACCAATTTTTTGTTTTTTGGCTACACCAATCTTGTTTGGGTCAAACTTTTTCTTTTTCTTTTTTAAATCATCCAACATATTTGCAATGATGGGATTATTTTCAAGTTCAGCCACTGACTCTGCTAAAGTTTTAGGTGCTGAGTTTTTTAATCGTTTTTTATCAAGTAGATTTTTAATTTTTGATATATCAATAGTTTGACCTACTGGTACATCGGTCCATGGAAAAGATTTAGTTGTTGGCGATAATTTTGCCATTTTGTACTCCTTAAGAGTTGTTAAAGAAGTGTCTATTATACATGACTATAGGTATATAGTCAACCAAAAAAGTAATACTTTTAGCTTACTTCTGTACGCCCGTTACCCAAATCTTTTTGTGCTATTGTACGCATATCACGCATTCCGGGTATATCTCTCTTATCCGGATCGGCTTGCTCTTGTTCGTATACTTCAAGTGCGATGTTTCTACAAACTACTTGAAACCAGCGGTCAACAATAACATTATCTGTATCACTATCTTTTTGTTTATACCCATTCTTTATTAGATTGATAACAAATTTATCATTCCAATCTAACTCAAATGCACCATTTTGTATATTATTAGGATCAATCTCTACTTTTGTAATACTGATATAAGGTTCACCTGCAAGAGTGGCCTTTTCCTTTTCAGATAAATTTGGTTCTGATTTGGACTTACGTGGCTTCTTAGATTTAGCTTCAACTTTAGTTGGTTTCTTAAATAGATTTTTAATTTTATCAAACATAGTTTTTTATTTAGTATCTCCTACGTACTGGTGAGAATAACATACACGATGTGCATCTCGTACCACAGTTGTACCACCATATCCGGGCATATCTCTTTTAGTACCATCATTCTTTAAATAACTGTTTGCTCTGCTTTTACCATTAGTGCTAGTAGGCTTCCACTTACTACTATTGTTTCTATGCTCACCAAAAGCAGGGTGAGCAGTCTTACTATAATACAACAATCCTCTACTATGATAGATTTCAGCTACTGCATCACTAAACGCACTACCAATACCCAATCCTTGAAACTCGGGTAGCACAACAGTTCTATGACCACGCCAATAACTATGTAATGTACCACTTGTGCTATGTATGACTGCACCAAATACAACTGGTTTATCATTAATAAACCCCACATAACAATGTGCACCTTTAGCCAATGCAGTATCTAAATAGTGATACTTACCGAAATGCCTCCAATACGTGCTACTTGCGCTTTGGATGGTGAGAACAATGGCTGGTCGTCTTGAAACTGGATGAAGTAACCTCCTATTTTCTAAGACACAGAGATCCGTGTCATATACGTAGTCTGGATCTAACCATTCTACTATGTCTCTGTGGCAACTAGCAATATACAAAGGTTTGTTATCACCTTTCTTGTTGTAATACTTGCGAACACTATAAGCCAAACTCTTTGCAGTATCTCTAACAACTACACTTGTAAACTCGTCAATAGTATTGATACCTTGATCTAAACTAACAGCCATTTCAAATCTATGAAACTCACCATTGCTTAGTGTACAACTAGGTCTGAACCAAGCAGGAATACTACGCAGCCCACATGCAAGTAATAATTCTTCACCTCGTTCATGCGAACTAAAATTATCAATTGTCCATAGTTCCGGGTCTACATGTGGTTGTTTTAGTTCGCCTAGACT